TGACATAGTTGAGGCTATGAGTCAGATTTATAGAAAAGAAGATTTGATAGATTTGTTGGGTGAAAAAGAAGGTACAGAATATTATAATAAGTATACTAAAAATGAAATCATTCTTCAGTTAGGTAAAGGTAGTGGTAAGGATTTTACTTCTACAGTTGCTTGTTCTTATATTGTTTATAAGTTACTTTGTTTAAAAGATCCCGCCAAATATTTTGGTAAACCATCAGGAGATGCTATTGATTTAATTAACGTTGCTATTAACGCACAACAGGCTAAGAACGTTTTCTTTAAAGGTTTTAAAACTAAGATTGAAAAGTCTCCATGGTTTATAGGAAAGTTTTATGCAAAGGCAGATAGCGTAGAGTTTAATAAATCTATTACAGTTTATTCTGGACATTCAGAAAGAGAATCACATGAGGGCTTAAACCTTTTGCTTGCAGTGCTTGATGAGATTTCTGGTTTTGTTTCTGAAGTTGGCACAGGAAATGAACAAGGTAAGACTGCAGAAAATATTTATAAAGCATTTCGCGGCTCGGTAGATTCTCGTTTTCCAGATTTAGGGAAAGTTGTATTATTATCTTTTCCAAGGTATGTAGGAGATTTTATATCTCAAAGATATGATGATGTTGTTTTAGAAAAAGATGTTATTGAAAAAAATCATAAGTTTATTTTAAATCCAGCATTACCAGAAGATGAAGTAGGAAACACATTTGAGATTTCGTGGGAAGAAGATGAAATTGTTTCATATAAGTATCCTGGAGTATTTGCATTAAAAAGACCAACATGGGAAGTTAACCCAACTAGAAAGATTGATGACTTTAAGTTAGCCTTCTATACAGATCTTGGGGATGCAATGATGCGTTTTGCATGCGTTCCAACCTATTCATCAGATGCGTTTTTCAAGCAGGTAGAAAAAGTTAGAGCCTGTATGACTGGTAGAAACCCTATAGATAATTTTAAAAGATTTGATGAAGCCTTTAAACCTGATCCAGATAAGACCTATTATGTTCACGCTGACTTGGCACAAAAGCATGACAAGTGTGCTGTGGCCATTGCTCACGTGGAGAAATGGGTTAACGTTCAAGTAATCAAAGACTATGAACAGGTTGCTCCTATTGTTGTTGTGGATGCAGTGGTTTGGTGGGAACCTAAAGTAGAAGGTCCAGTAAACCTATCAGAAGTAAAGCAATGGATTCAAAACTTAAGAAGAACTGGTTTTAATATAGGTTTGGTAACATTTGATCGTTGGCAATCATTTGATATTCAAAATGAACTAAAGGCAGTTGGAATGAGAACGGATACTGTTTCAGTTGCTAAAAAGCATTATGAAGATATGGCAATGCTTATTTATGAAGAAAGATTAGTAATGCCTTCAATTGAATTATTGTTTGAAGAGTTAACTGAGTTAAAAATTATGAAGAATGATAGAGTTGATCATCCTCGTAAAAAGTCTAAAGACTTAGCGGACGCAGTTTGTGGTGCTGTATTTGGTTCAATTGCCAATACTCCAAAAAGTATTGATTTAGAAGTTGAAGTTCATACGTTTGCAGATAGACCTAAATCAGATAGATCAAAAGAATTGTTTGTTAACAACAATGTGATTAGACCAGAACCACCAAAAGAAGCACTTGAATACCTAGATCAGTTTAAATTAATCTAATAAAATGTTATAATAGTACTATCTCACATTGGGGGTAGTTATTAAATTAATAACTTTAGGACTCTTCGCAGAGCATTCTTTGTCTTTATAGTAGCATCAATACTATTTCTTTCTTGCACGCCACAACAGGCTCAGGCAAATGCAGCACCATGTGATACCTATCAGGTAAACGGTGGAGACCAAGCCTTCTTAATGAATTTAAATACCCCTCTTAAATGGGGAGAAACAGTATATACAAATAATATTTATGTAAGTCCAAAAGGAACTATTACATTTGGTGCAGGAGATTATACATTTTGGGACTATCCACCTACTCCGTCTATATCAATTGGATCTTTTGATTATCATGCATTTCCAAATAGTGCAGCAGGTGGATGGAGTCCAGGATGGGGTTATGGAAATAATTTATATGTTAGATATGGATCTACGGCAACCTCTATATGTGTAGATTGGAAGGTAATGGTATGGGGACAATCATCAGGTAATCCTATTTATATAAGAATGTTAGCCGAAGTTAATCCAGTTGATTATTCTTGGCAACCTACATATCAAGTAAGTTCTAACGCACCAGGAAATGCTAGATATGGTGCAAGATATACTCAAAACGGTCCTATTCAACCTTTAAGTGTTCAAACTATAAGTGCTTTAACTCCACCGCCACCAAGTCCAACTCCAACACCAACGATTACTCCTACACCCACACCTACACCAACACCTACTGAAACACCTTCAGAAAGCCCTACGCCTACTCCTACGCCTACAGAAACACCTAGTCCTGATCCAACTCCAAGTCCAACTCCTGATCCAGTTCAACCAGACCCAAACCCTCAGCCAACATTCGAACCAGAGCCAGTAGTGATAGAGGAACCAGAACCAGAAGTGACAGAAGAGCCACAACCAGAACCTGTAATCGAACCTTCACCTGAACCAACTCCTTCAGAAGAAATTATACCAGTAGAAGAAGAAATGGATAATGCAATTGAAGAACTATTGGTTAATGAAGAAGAAATTACAGATGAACAACTAGAAAACATTGCAGAATTATTAATTGAAAATTATGAAGTAGATGAAGCAATGCCAGTAGCAGATTTAATTGAAGGATTAAATGATGAGCAAACTTTAGAATTTTTAGAACAATTAGATGAAAATCAAATAATTGAATACCGTGAAGGTGTTGAATTAGAAGCAGGTGTTGCAGTTGTATTTGAGCAACTGTCAGACCCTGGGGCCTTATTAGGAGAGTTTGTATCAGATCCAGGACAAGTGTTAGAAGCACTTGGACAATTGGGTGCTGATATGACAGAAGAAGAAAGAGAGGACTCACAATCAGTTGTTGTTGCAACAGTTATTGTGGGTCAATTAATAGGATCTGTAGCAATGTCTTCAAGCATAGTACAGATGAATGCAAGAGCAGAAATAAGGAGGATAACATGATAAAGGCAATACTAAAACCTTTTAAGTTTATCTTCAAAGCAGTTAAGTTCGTAGTTATGTTACCCATAAACCTAGTTAAGTTTATTCTAATCAAGGTTTGGGCGGTAATTAAATATGTTCTTAATCTTGTTTGGAAGATACTTAAAGGTATATATAAAGTAATAGTTGGGGTAGTTAATGAAGGTACTCAAGTTATTACCTGGATTATTACAAGTATCTGGAATGCAATTAAATGGGTATTTGTTAGTATCTGGAAATTAATTGTGTGGATATTAAATAAAGTATGGACAGTAGTTAAATTTGTATGGGCATGGCTAGTAGAAGCATTTGTAGAAACATTAAACCAATTGTGGACATTACTAGGTATGTTCGCAGCATGGCTAGTACTCGAGGGTAGTGCAAAAACTATCGTAGGGTATGCAATTATAACTGTCTTGTTTGTATGGCTAATAACTATACGAATAAGGGAAGGAGAATAATAATGGCAAAAGAAACAAAATTAGATGACGAAAAGGCAATGGGAGCAGTCAGTGGTATCAAGAATATACTTCTTAGAATAATCGCTGTATTTGCAGCCAATGGACTTGGAGTTATTGGTGCTGGTGCAATTATCGGTATCGATACCATGAGTGCAATAATACTTGCAGGAACTCTAGGTGTTGCTACAGTAGTTGAGAAACTAGCACGAGGATTCATTGATGATGGAAGACTTAGCATTGATGAAATCAATTCTGCTTTTAACTCAGTAGATAAAACAGCAAAATAGTAGTTATGGGAAGTGCGGATCAAGTTACAGGGACTGCACGTTTTGGGTCGGAGGGTTGCCTAAAACACTTTTAAGGAGTATAATAGTATCCATGTCTGAATCAAATTACTGTGAAGATTGTAAGCGTTTAAAAGATATTGCCTGCACCTGTGGCATGACCTTTGCAGAAAAAGTTAAGACGACCTCAGTTAACTGGGCTACTTGGTCAGATACTAGAAAAGGCTCTTGAGTTGGGATTTTGTGTTGACAGTTTTATTTTTTTGCGGTATGATGATATTTACAGAACCAGAAATTTACGAGTATTTAAGAAAGAAGAACAGTGTCCCTAAACGCAAGAGGAATACCAACAAGCGTATGTTTAATTTGTGGTACTAATATATTTAAAGTTTTAGTTACATTTGATGAAGAATACAATATAGAACAATATTTGTTAGACTCAGAATGTGCAGAGTGTGGAACTCTTATAACTGCACCAACACCACTAGATTTAGAAGTATAA